TGACCGGCAACCCTTGCCATGCTGTCTTCAAGTTGAGAATAAGCGATGTTATTCTGACTGTTCAGGAGTCCCTCGAAGGCCCGTGAGTGATACAGCTCCTTGACCGCCAGGGGGTTGACTTCACAGAGGACGAGATCTCCCACCTGGACCTGCTCCTTACCTGCGACCTCTTTGAAATCAATAGGTAGTTCGGTATCTTCTCGTATCTCGTGTTTCTCAACACGGCGGTACTTGCGGGATCTAATACGGGCACGCATGAATGGATCCTTAATAGACGCCCATACATATTTACATCCCTTCAAGGGTTCTTTCATATACAACTCAGGCTTAGCAAACAAAGGCTCGTTGTTCCGATGGAGATAATCGTGATCAATGAGAGAAAGGGTCTCTGCGAGGCTACGCTGCCCATTAAGACCCATATTAGGTACAGCAGCCATGATATGAGGGTCCACTTCCACACGGCTTTGAACGACTTCAGTGTCATACTTTTCTTTCTCAAACCCTTCATAGGCTTGTATAGACTCAAGCTCTTGCTGAAGCATCTCATCCTTGAAGCTCTTCTCGGCCTTACTCTCTTTAGGCATTACCAATTCCCCTTTATGTTAGTTTTTGCATTTTTCCACTTACCCAATCCGTCTTCCTTGGGCTTTGCGTAAGTGTCCCTGTGGCCCTTTATCTCTATTTGACCTCTATAAGTAGCTCTGTATGTAAAACTAACAGCGGGTCTCTGACTACCGGGTTCACACTCCGCAAATCTCAAAAGAGAACCTTCTTCCCTAATGGCTTTTAACTGCTCTTCTGTCATTACTCAAGTCCCCCGAAGACATCTTCTAGGTCTTTTTTACTTAGACCGGCTTCTTTGGCCATTTCTATGGCCTGTTGTTGATCTTTACTGAGTTTTGGCTTCTTACCTGGAGTTCTTTGTGCTCCAGAAGTACCTGAATCATACCCTGTAGAGTACTTCGGAGGCTCATTCCCTCTTGTGTTACGGGTCTTTCTTGCGATACGACCAGCAGCAATATCGGCTGCACCATTCAGTGCTTCCTGGAGTTGCTCATGGCTCATACTCGCTAACAGGTCATCTGAAGCAGGAGCGAAGATAGAGTCAAACTCCTTACGTTCCGAGGGAGTCATCGGGGTTTCATCGACAAACTTCGATATGGTGTATCGTGCCGTACGTGCAGCTACAGGAACCGTCTGTGCCTTCGCTGCTGTTTGACCAGCCTGGAACGCTCTCTCAGCAGCGAACGAGATAGCCTTCGCTATTGAACCCGTTCTCTGCATCTCCTCTTCAACTTCCTGCTCGAAGGTCTTCCCACCTGAGCCACCAGCAGCAGGACCTGCAGGCACAGATGTCGTACGGTTTTTCAGCCCGGCGAGTTCGTTTTTTAGGTTCTCTAGCTCCTCTTGTTGCTTCTTATACGCTGCCTTATCAAGTTTGAAGCCGTCGATATCATCGACATCATCTCCGGTATCCTTTTTTTCATCCTTCACATCAGGTTCAGGATCAAACATATCATCGAGCGTAATCTCGTCATCTTCATCTGCCATGTTACACCTCTAGCCACTCTGGAATTTGTATGTCGTGCTTGCGATACAGTGCTTTGAAAGAGTCCATAACCTTCTGTCGATACATAATATACCCTACCCGAGTATCTGTGGGAAGTCCTACGTTGTTAAGAAGGGCGTTCTTAGCACTTTGAAGATTGTCTTTGAAAAGAGTTTTTATGGCCCATTCCCATATCTGCGATTCGAGAAGAGCTGTTATGTCTTCTTCAATTTCAATTTCCTTGGCTGTTTTTGCATTACTTTCCCTATTGATCATCGGATTCATCTTTGTCTCCACTGTCTTCCTCCTCTTGTGCTTGTTGTCCAGCCCCTAGGAGTCCTGCTGCTACTTGTGCTCCACCTTGTCCGGGTTGTGCTACTCGTCCTATCTTGGAGTGTTCAATGATGTGCGATGCCATTTGTTCTTTCTGCTGTTTCTGTTGTGCGATAGCTTGCATCTGCTGCATCTGTTTGGCCTCATCTAATGTACCAATGAAGCCGGTGATCTCCGGGTAGTCAAACTTCTCAATCACGTTTCTCGTTACGTTATACAAATGACCCATATCTCCCTGCACAAGGGGACTGGGTGTGAGAAGCTGATAAAGAGCCATGGCATCCTGCCGACTGTTCTCTTTATCAAGAGGCCCTCCAGATCCCGCGATACCTAGAATATAATTTAGAGCTAGGATCTCGCGGGGTACTTGTACCTCAGTATTGCCCTCACTGCTGGATTGTAGCATACTCATTTGATCTTTGCCGTATTTTACATAAAGAAGATGAGTGAACTTGAACACCTTCTGCATCCACTTACGAATCTTCACGATCATTCTGTTCGTCTGCATGCCTTGGAGAGCCTGATTCTGAGCGGCTGCCTTCGCACTCTGTTTCTGTGCCCCAGACCCCCCGGCAGGGGGCATGGCAGGGGCAGCCGGTGCACCGATACTTCGGTCTGCTAAAGCCATAAGAGCCTGCTCCTCAGCGAAGAGAGCCTGCGGAGGATCTCCAAGCTGAATGAACCCTACATCTGTCGGAGTCTCAACACGCATACGAGCACCAGGGCCGAAGCGATGTGACTCGTTCTCTCCAAGGTCCTTGTACCCTGGTGTCGTGTAAAACGTAGGGTTACTTGCGATATCTAACCAGTCGAGTCGCGCGTTTCTCTGTGCGCTTGCCTCTTCCTGTACAGATCCCACCACATCAGGGACTGAAAACCCATACATCCGGTTCGGGCGGGGCATAACGCAGATAGGGAAATAAGGTCGTCCTCCCTCATACTCATACGGGGCCCATCCGGCCATAAGTCGTGACATGTCATGGACCCAAATATAGTTCTCCTCACAGACTCCATCTCCATCAAGATCAAACTGAGAAGTTAAGATCTGCCACATCTCGACGGGTCCTCGTGCTACGTGCATCCCGTCAGGCATAGGGATAGCGTAGTCCCCGATGGTAAGTTTACCGCCTATGGTGTAAGTTGCGTTTCCTTGTCTATCCCATGGCCTTTCATCTTGACCCGCTGCCGTGCATGCCATGATCCTTTCAACCATGTCCGCATCGAAGACCCCGGACTCAACCATAGAATACATGTCACGCTCTGACATATACCTTTTTCGAGCAACACCATCTGCCACTTCGATTGAGGGCGCGTAATTCGGAAACAGGATAAAGTCACGTAATTCAACTGGGTTGTATCGAACAGCATCCCATTCAACCTTCTTTACTCTTTGTCTCTGCTTCTTAATAATCGCTTGGCCAAACTGATCGACTTTAGGGTTTCCTGTTTCATCCATAACAGGCCCATCAACAAGCTGTACTGTCTCCGAGATTTTCTTTTCCCATAAGACTTCCAGAATAGCAGTGCCATCTCTTGCCGCCAGTTGTATACAGGTATCATATGCTTCATACCAGTTATTCTCCTCATACTCTGAATTATAAAACTGCTCAACTATATGAGCATACTGAGTAGAAATAGAATCTTTTCCCGCTACGGTATACGGCCTTGGCACAAGGGCAGAACCAGAAAGTCGCGAGGTCATCTCCCCAACGGCTGTGAAAACTACAGGTACAATGATATTTGCACAATTCTCCCATGGTGGGTTCGCCCTTTCTCCCTGCATCTCATAAAGTGCGTTACCGTAGTCAAGAGATACGTCCAGAGCCCACCTGTTACCGAGGTTCAGGTCGATGAGCTGCATAGCAGAGATACCGACTGCTGTCCAAGTCGCTTCATCTAATTTAGCAACCGGACGCATGTTGAGGGCTTCCGGCTGGTGCTGGACACTATGCTTATTTGGCATAACTACACTATATCATGGCCCGATGTATGGCATACAACCGGATACAGTTTGGGTAGTGCTTGCTACATCAGTGATACTCATGATCACATTATCTCCAGGAAGTATGGTATAAGGAGTGGCTACGGACGAAGTTACCGCAGTAATCCAAGGACCAAATTGGGGGCTAGAGGGAATAATAACAGAACCTAATACTAATGGAGCTGAAATAGGATATGTAGTATTAGTTATTGCAAAATTAATCGTACCTCCCCCTAATCCAGTTGCATCCAAGGGAGTATATGAGTATGCTTCATATCCAGCAGAAGCATTAGCTGTAGTATACGCTGAACAAGTTACATTTATATGACCAATACTTATGCCAAGGGGAGCTTGACTAAGCGAACCTTCAGTATAGGGAAGATCTGATATATTTCCTGCTCCACTAGGTACTGAAGTACCACCATCTGATATCAATGATATTAGTGAACTGCCTCCACTACCTCCAATACAATTTGTTATAGTACCAGAACAAACTTCACCTGTAAATAGCCAGTTCCCAGGTTGAGTAAAGAATTGATCCGATGATTGAGCTAATGCCGAGGAGGGTATCAAGAGAAGTAGGGATAAAGCAATTGAGAACTTCTTCATGACTACTCCTTTATGGCCCTATCATAGGGGTACAGTTATATACCCATTGAGTTGCGGTGCTACTAATAGTAGGTACAGTCATTACTAATGAGTCTCCCGATAATACGGTATATGGGGTTACGGCAGAAGTAACACTAGTTACCCACGGGCCTGCCTGTGGGCTGTCTGGTATGACAACAGATCCTAAGTTAAAAGGCGTTGCTCCTGAAAACGTAGCATTTTGGATACCGAAGTCTATTGTACCTCCTCCTAGTCCATTAGCATCAAGAGGAGAATATGGAGATTGACCTGCTGTAGCATCAGCAGAATTGTAAGCAGAGCATGAAACATTTATATGACCTATAGTAGTTCCTACTGGAATATCTCCGGCAATTCCAAAAATACTTGACCAATTTGTTACAACTAGGGCTGCTGCACCAACTCCCGGTAGAAAAGTACTATATTCGCTATCGGATGAAACCCCGGTTAAAGCCACTCCTCCTCCGCCGCCACCACAGGCTGCCCCTGTGGTAGTAAGAAGTCCCCCCGCTCCCG